TATTTATGTATATCATTAATATTAAAGTCTTTTCGTCCTGTTCTAATATTCAATGATTGAATAAGTTCTTCTTCTGCACCTCCCAAGACATCAGTAACATCTATTTTAAAATCGTCTTTCAACTTTTGCAAGTCTTTAAATGCCTTCTCCCGTTCCTGCTTGCTTTTAGTGGTATCCCTGATTATAGATTCATATTTCGTAAACTCCGTTTCAAAGACTTTAGTATTGAATCCCATTGATAACTTAGCATCAGTCAACGAATCACGCAAAGCAGAAAGTTCTTTCAAATTCCTTATTGTAGAAAGAACACCGTTATTAAATGCTTCAAAACTGCCAGCAGACATAGACTGAAAGAATAAATCTACAGTTCCTTTACAGGAATTTAATGTATTGTCCCATTCATCATTAGTAGCCTGTGAGCTTCTTATTATCTTCATAAAAGCGTCACTGGCAGTAGTCGCAATTCCAATACCAGCAGCAAACTTTCCTATAGTACCTACTATATTGCCTGTTATCTGTTGAAACTCCTGTACTTGCCTGCTGCTCTTAACTATGTTATTATTAAAACCAGATGAATCAAGTAATAGTCTGGTTACTAAATCAGCCATATATATTTAGTTTTGTGTGTTTATAAATTGATTAGCTTTAGCCTGTAGTCTGGCTATATCGTCTTTACTGATAGAAGTATCTTTTTCTTTGGCTTCATCCCAATCAAACTTCATAATATCAGTAGGTGATAACTGCTTGGTACTGTTAGTTTGGGCTATGATATAGCTTATCATCCTAGCCTGTTCCCAGCCAGTCTTATTCTTATGTTGCAGATTTTCCAAGACTGCCTTCACTTCATACATCTGCATACTGTCCAGAAAATAATCAGGTGCTATACCTGCTTCGAGAACTACTAAAGCATACAGTTCGCTAATCGTTACTTTTTTTTTGAATCTACAGTATCACTAATGAATGCAGACTGCTTTTCCATCTCTTTAGAAAGAAATTCCTGTAGCTGGATAACTAAGGCTGGTTCATCATCGCATTCATTAATAAAGTCCTCGAATGTCATTTGTAAATCTGGATTGTTCGCTATCAGCAGGCTATAATAAAACAGGTAGTAATCCGTCAGATTCTCCAATCTGAATATCTTGCCTGTTATCTGTTCAAATACGAACATAGCCCTGATAGTATATCGTATATTATATGCAGTACCTTTAATTTGAATTTCCATAGTATATAAATAAAAAAGGGGAAACTGCAACAGCTTCCCCAGTGAATATATTACGCTACTTTAGGCGATAAAGCCCCTGTTCCTTCCAGAGTAACAGAGTAAGTAGCATTATCATTATCTGGAGCATTAGCGGTAATACTAGTGATAACCACCTTACCAGTGTAGCCACCGCCTATTTTCCAGCCATCGGCAGGCAGACCTGTATCGCTGTCTGCATTGGTGCATACGGCAAAAGCTACAGTTAATTCCTCTCTGCTTATCCAGCTATTTACTAAAGCATTAAAATCTTCCACGCTATATAAATTGTCAGTTGTAAGTGACCAGCTTAATTTGCTTACCGCTTTACTAGTCCACTTGCCACCGTCTTTTGATGAAGTTTCCAAAGTGTTTCCCGTTAAGGAAAGCTGGCAACTGGTTGAAAATGCCAATGCTTTATAAGCAGTGCCAGCACCAGTGGTATCTTTAAAAATCATCAGGTCATTCCCTCTAAGTATTTTGTTTGCCATTTGTGTTTATGTCGAATGTTATATTTTGAATGAATGTATCTTCTATGTATTCTTCATCTGCGCTAATCATCCTTATATCATTTATTTCTATTCCTGAAAAGTTACCCCTCCTACCTTCTAAAGCATCTCTTACATAGTCTGCCAGTTTAATGGTATCTATGTAATCTTTAGAAGCTATAACTACATCAACCGTAACAGATTCATTTACAGAATAACTGCCTTTGGTGTAGTTAGGACTAATATTAGTCCTTTTATAAATGATAAAAGGAAAAGTGGTGGATTCTTCAACTATCAACGGATATATCTTAGAACCTACCTTTTCTTTTATCCTGCTATCTTTACTTAATAAGTGATAGATAGCTTTTCCTATTTGTAAGCTCATCTTCTTTTGGAAATCCTTGTTATTGATTCTTCAACCATTTGATTTATATTATCAAAGATGGCACGTTCCTTATTATCTTTGGCAGTCCTGAAAAAGTGAGAAGCGTTCATTCTACCTCTGTTAGCTCCGTTTTTTCTAAGTCGTCTGGTAGTTGTTCCAAGTTCAAAGAACTTTAACCTAAAGTCCCCCATTATATGAACCTTCGCTTCTGTAGCTTTCTTATCAACCTTTAGTTTTATTCCACTGCCTAAAGTTTTACCGTCCCATCTATTCTTATGATTTATTGTCTTACCTACTACGCTTCTTAGTTGTGTTTTCGTTTCCTTTTGCAAAATTCGTCCAGCTTTCCGTAGTGCATTCTTATACACATTCTTTTGCTGTCTGCTATTAAGTTCACTAAACATTCTTAGTACCTGTGAAGCGTCTACAGTTACACCGTTATTCATTAATAAGCTCTCCTATGATTTCTGTGGATTGTTTTGTCCTGTCTGAATTGATAGCCAATATCCTATACTTCTTATCTTGATAGATAATTCTCATTTGCTCGTTTACCTTATGATAGTACCTGATTGTGAAAGTAAGTGTATAAGAAGTAAATATTTCATTATTCTGATTAACCCTGTTACCAGAATTAAACTTAATGTTGGCTCTTGTTTGCAGATAGTCTACCCATTCCATAGAAGTAGCCCCAAACTCATTTTTAACAGGTACTGATTCCTGTAGTAATATTGTCTCTGTCAGTAGCCCTGCCCTCATAGTATATAGTATTAATAGCCGTACTGTAATCCAGTTTCACCGCTTATTCTTACTGCACTACATAATTCAGGATTCCAGCCAGGATAAAGAACCGTAGTTATAAACTTCTCTTGTCCAGCAGGTCTAATTTCTACAGTTACTTCATTATCATTGGTATTTTTAATGAGAAAATAAAATTCTGGTGTGAATACATCCTCTGTTATATCATCCATTCTACTAACCTGTGTAGATGTTGCCCTACCGTCTCTATTATGTATATAATCAATCATACTTCTTTGTAGTTTTTATAAAGTGAAATTAGATAGTCAAATGTATATGGCACTTTATTAACGGATGAATAAGATACTGGCTCACGATTGGCGTATAGATTACCAATCAGCAGCAGAATAGCGTGAATAACAGCAGGTGGGGTAAATTCCCCATCCACTGCCAATTCATCCAGTTTCAGATTCAAATTGCGTGCTACTGCATCCTCTGCAACATCAATCAATCCAAGTATATATAAATCATCATCCTTGAAAGAATCATCCAAAAGAAGGTGCTTCTTAGCTTCTTCCAGTTTGACGTACATATTATTTCAAGATAGCTTTTTGGAAAGAACCTGTTCTTCTTGGTTTTGCATCGAAATATGCATTGATAACCAATCTTACTTTACCGTTAGCTGCTTGTGTGTACGGGTCTACTGTTAAGTCAATCCCACCCCATTGTCCAATAACAAAATCTTCAAAGTGTCCCATTACAACACCTTTACTGGTAACATTAGATGTACAATATACTGGATAACCGTTCACTTCATTTTCTTCCATCAGACAACCAGCACAACCAACACAGGTATGTACACCACCGTCAGTTACATTGTAAAGAGCATCTTTAGCAGTCGTTTTCAAAATACCTTTTGCAGATGGCGATACAATGAAACACTTGTTTCCTGCTACATTAGCTTCTTCTAGTGCAGTTTCCATATCAACCAATCTCTTATAAGTAATATCCTTTGTTTCAGGAGTAACGCCATTAAAGATACCGGCAGGCATAGTAGCAGAACCAGCAGCACTACCCAAAATAGTGGCTTCCAGTTTGTCCGAAATAGCATTTACAATATCACGTTTAAGCATCTCTTCTGCACTGGCAGAATCCTGAATCAGGAATTGTTTGGAAACGTCTACATAAGCGGTAAGTCTCTTTGGTTCTAGATTCACTTCACTGAAATCACCTGCACCGTCCGTAGCAGCAGCTACCTCACCAGCCCAGCTAACATTACTTCCAGAATAAGCAGGAATAGAAACATTACCTACCAGTCCAGACAGATAGCTTGCACCAGCTTTAACCATTACTAAATTAGCTCTCAATGGTTCTAACAGAGCCAGTTTATCTTCTGCTACGGTTTCCTGTCCTGCACCTTCTACAGTTGCTTGTATATCACCTCTTTCCTCAATCGGTAATACGATTTGTCCAGAATAGTTCTGTCCTGATTTTCTAAATTCTGCAATACCAGCAGATACAACTTCTTGCGCTCTTTCGTCCAGTTGTCTGCTATTGGCTACGTCATTAATAGCCTTTAAAAGTGAAAACTTCTCTTTTTTCATAGATGTATTATTTGTGTTTGTTAGTTTTGTCTCGCTTGCAATCTTTCTTATTTCCTTATCTATGTCTTCCAGTTCAACGGTGATAGAATTAAATTCAGCGTGTTCACCTTCATTTAACCGTCTGGTTTCCTTTTCTGCTTTGGAAACTATTTCCTCTGCCCGTTGCTTTAACTGTTCTTTTTTGTCTAACAGTTCTAAAGTGTTCATTATTGTAGTTTGTGTCTTAGCTCCATATAGTAATCAGTCAAATCTTCTTTATCGAATGATTCCAGCTTTCTAAGTGCTACACTCGTATCAGGATACGCTTCTTTATAGACAGGTGATACATCAAACAGTTCTTTGAACTTATTGATAGTCCTGATATAAGAACCATTATCCTTCTTTGTCCAAGTATCGGAATCAATAGTAAAAGCAAAAGATGAAGTAGTAATATCACCTCTCTTTAAACCTTCCAACAATTCATCTCCCAGATTTGTGCAGGGTGCTTCAAAGCTATATTTAAGCCCTGTAGAATCAACTTCCAGTTTCAGGCTACCTGCACCATATTTAGAACGTGCCAGAATACCTCTGTCTTCATTATGATTCAAAAGGCATAAAATATCTGACTGTTGTAGCACTCCTTCCAATGCCGTAGGTTCTATAACTTCTGTAAACCCTCCTAAATCTCTAGATTCAGAATTGAATACTATTGCATACCCCTCAACAATTCTAGAATCTTCGTTTCTTTTTTCAATTTTACAATTTCGTGTTTCTTTCATAGTATCGTAGTAATCCCTTATACATATATTACCTTCACCCTAGTATCTCCCAGACAGGGATTATCAGAGCAGTAAACTGTATATTGTTCATTATATCCTGATTCATTAGTGTAATAGAACTTGGCTACTTCTCTGAACCCTCCTTCAAATCCACCTACACTGAATACGGCTTCTCCATAATGTGAAGGATATGCAAAGCAGATATATTCATCCTTGCCTGCATTTACTCTGAAATTCATTTCTGTAGCTTGCCGTAGTTCTTTTGTAAGAGATTCAATAAAGCTGGAATTATAAGTAGTAGAAGATGATACACCGTAATATATATTATTCATAAACTTAATATCAATAGTTTTAGATTTGATGGTAGTTCCATCATTTACTTTTAATGTGAATGATTTGTTGCTGTTGAATGGAGTATCAAATGTGAAAGAACTGCCTGTCACAGGTACATCATTAATAAATTGTTCCGTTGCTGGCTGGCTTAACTTCCAAGTCAAAGTAATACTGCTAATGTTAGTTCCTATTTCCTGTACTGGTGCTACATTGCTAGTAAATGAGGTTATATTAATAGCTTCATACAGCAATGAATCCAATGTGTCTTTCACAGTTGTACTGTCATATCCTACATTTTCAGCAAGTAAATCGGAACTTGTTACGAACTTGGAATCATTTATTAAATCAGACGTGAAATTAGGTATTTCACTAGTATCAGCTTTAGCAGCCAGTGCTTCTTCCAGTTCTTTTAGTTCCTTATTAATACCTGTCGAATCAAAATCAGATAAATTAGTAAGCTTGGTTTTATCTTCATTAGTATAATCATTAGTAGATAATCCTTTGCCAGATTCCTTATCAACCTTTTTTGCCAAGTCTACAACATTGGTAAACTGTGCATCATTGGAAAGCTCCGTTGTATATTTGGGAACTTCATCTTTGGAAGCAAAGTTACTATCATTCACTAACTGACTAAGTTTAGTAGGTACACTATTTATATTGACATAATTACAGTCATTTTGCAACTCGCTTACTTTGGTAGGTAAATCATCTCTAGTGATAAATCCCATATCATTTATCAACTGGCTTAGTTTAACCAGTCTTTCCTTTGATTCAGAACAGCAATATTTTAGACCATCCTTATCTGCTACTATGGTATAAGCCCTAATCATTTTATAGCAGTGACTATCATCATTCTTTATAAATGTACAGATAACATTATAGTCTCCCAAAAGCATTTCCTGCTGTTGTTCGGCTGTTACCTCAAACTCAATGCCTTTCACTAAAGTACTATCATAAAGAACAGTATCCCCTAAATCTTCTTCCCTCTCTTTAAGGACTATATCAACTATTCTGGCATCTGCTACATATTTCTTGGATGGAACTGTAGAATGTTGATACATTACCTTCAAATCAGTAACAGCAGATAAATCTACATAGCCGTTGCAATCCTTTATAGTCCAAGTAAAGCTAAAATCATTGCCTTTAATTATATACCTCATCGTCTTTCTCTATTTGCTTAGTAACTGCATTATCTAGTGTCTGTACATTCACCTGTACAAATGATTTGTCACCGTTTTCAATAGCTGGTAAATCCAGATTCTTTCTGATTTCATTTGGAGTAATCACACCAATCTGGAACAGCGTATTATAATAACTAGCCAGACTTGCCTTATCTGCTCGAAGAAGAACGGAAGTGTCAAAACGAACATCTATATTATTCCTTTCAGACGGCTTATACAGTTTACGTTCAAATTCCAGTTCTATCTTTTCCAGTAGTGGTGAAAGCGTATCAGTCAAGAAAGCTAGTTGAGTAGCTTCTACTGTACTATAACTGGACTTGGACAAATCAAATGCCTTGACTGGTGACACACCGAAGAATCTGCAAATATCAATCACATTAAACTGTCTGGTTTCCAGTAATTGTGCATCAGACGGATTCACTGTTATAGGCTGAAAAGTCATATTGCCTTCCATTACAGCCACGCCATTAGGAGTACCAGTAATAGAATTAAAAGCACTACTCCAAGCTGTTTTAATGTCCTGCTTCTGTTGTGCAGTCAATGAGGATTCCACTTTGATAATGCCAGCCAGATTAGCACCTCCTTTGAAAAATCCTTCTGCGTGCGCTTCTGAATCAGCAGTTAACCCTAATGTATTTCTAGCGTGCTTCAAAGTGCTTATGCCTGTAATCCCGTCATAGCTGAAATTCAGGATATGAATCATATTGATAGCTTCTACCAGTTGATTCATCCCTGTAATGTTGTACATCTTCTTGCCGTTTTTAAAAGTGACTAATACAGAATCTGATTTTAGAAATATCAGTTCTTTGGCATCACCTTTTTCATCTCTGTTAATAAGAGCATAGCCATTACCTGTAAGAAGCACACTGGTAACTAGCGTCTTGATAAAAGTAAATCTGCTCATTTGGTCGTTCGGTTCTCTATTCAACAGCCAGTATGTAGGGTGTTTAGTAAATTTAGTTTTAAATCCCTCATCATCTACATAATACGGTTCTAACGGTAACTGTGCAACGGAATCACTTATCACATCTACACATCTGTAAACGGCAGATAACAGCATAGCTTTTGATTCTGAATATGTAGTAGCTGAATTATAAAATAGAGAATCTGAAAGAAAGTTATAGCTGCGTTCTTCTTGTCTAGCTTCTTTCTTTTTAAATGGATTGAAATTGATATTGAATTTCATTAAAATGTAAAAATTTGGTTTGTGTAGTGTGGTACTTGCAAATACATACCTAAAGCCTGTATCATAGATATAGTTCCATCAATCTTCTTTTTGTCTACTTGTTTGTTAGGTTTGATGTTGCCATTATGGTCTGACTTCAAAGTCACATTCCTAAAGCAATACCTGTTTATTTCATTGTTGTCTATTACTGCCTTACCAGATAATATAAGCCGTTCCATCTCTCTGGTAGGCTTATTGAAGTTGGCTAATGTCTGTGCGTATTCTTCAAGTGGCAATCCTTTTTCTGTCGAATCAATAGCCCACTGTGTAGCATTATACTTATCATATCCTACAGCCTGTATATTAACTACTTCTGAATATTTAAGCATATCAGTAGTTATGTAATCATAATCAGTAACATTACCAGCAGTAACAGTAAGTAAACCAGCCCTTTTCCATAGCTTATAAAGTTCCTTGTCTGTCTTATCTGTAAGTGCCGATTCAGGAAGGTAGTAATGAGTTTTAAAATAGTATTTATCACTATCAACGACTAAATAAGATACAGCAGTTAAATCACTGGTAGCAGCTAAATCCACTCCAACATAACAGGGTAATCCTTTGAATTTTGACAGGTCTACTGCTTGTGTACACTTTATAATACTTTCATCAGACAGCCAGACTGTAGCACTGTCACACCATTGGTTAAGTGTCTTGGTACGTACTCCCACTTCATCAGAAGGATTATTAATAGCCTGCTGTACTTGTCCTTTGATGTATTTGCTGGTAACAGTAATATTCAAATTAGGAGCAACTTTCATCCAGTTCTTTTCACTTCTCCAATCATCAGCAGCATCTAAAGAATAGATGGCAATAAACATTTCATCATCTGCTTTCAATTCATTAAGCACTTCTATAGCTACAGTTCTTAATTGGTAACAAGGTAAAGTTTTGTCGAATCCAGCAGTAGTAATAGTACACAGGTGTGGATTCTCACGCATACCCATACTGGATTTTATTACATCCCTTACCTTACTTGTTTTGGCAGCGTGGTATTCATCCAGTAAACCGAAACTGGCATTAAATCCATCCAGTTTGCCATCATCAGCAGCAAGTACCTTCAATTTACTATTAGTAGCCTTAAACAGAATATCAGCCCTGTAAGCTGTCAAATATTTGCCTTTGGTATCCAGTCCCTTACTAAACTTGGAACACATATCAAAAGCTATCTTTGCCTGTTCCTTACTGTTTGCTGCCAGCAAGACTTCTGCACCATCTTCACCATCAGCAATTAGATAATACAAACATAAGGCGGCAGCTAAAGCAGTCTTACCTTGCTTTCTGGATACTTCTATGTATGAACTGGTGAATCTCCTAGTTCCTGTACCCTTCCAGTAAAATCCCAGTATATTAGCTATAATAAACTGTTGCCAGCCTTCCAGAATGAAGTTACTGCCAGCGTGCTTGCCTGTATAATGTTTCAAAGTGCCAATAAAGCTAATAGCCCTGTCTACTACATCTTCCCTAAACTCCAAATCATCCCTCAATAAGTCATTCTGGAATCTCTTACAAGCCAGTTTTATTGTATCGCCTGTTACTATTTCATTATTAAGAACCTTACTTGCATACTCATAGTAAAGTTTCATCATCTAACTTCTTTCTTACCAGTAACAATGAACTGTTCTAATGGTGTGGATTCCTCGTCATCCGTTTTATCCATCTTTGGTAATTTGGTACGTGCTTTGGCTGTCAGTCCAAATTCCAACATAACTTTCATAGCCTGTGTTTGTGCATCCTTTGCAACTTTTACCAATGGATGTGGTGCTATATTACCTCTATCACTGGTGACTGTCAAACCGTCTATTTCCAACTGTTTGGATGCCTTGATAAATGTGCTGTAATTTCTTGCCAGCATATCTAAGGCAGCATTATCTATATTCTCTAAAACACCTCTATTTTCAAGCTCTGCAAGTACTCCTTGTATGTATTCGGCAGCTTCTTTCTCTATACCTTTAGGAATTGAATATTTCTTCATAGTATTACGTTTTTTATTTTCTAAATAGTAAAGCTAAAAAGGTACTCAACTACACATAAAGAGACTATAACACAATTAATTAAGAATGTAACACATTCATTTTGACACCCTATTTTATTTCAGTAAATTTGTATAGAATTAAAAATCAAACACTATGGAAAGAACGTGTAATTATCCGATAGAAATTAAGTTTAAAATAGACCTGAATACGGAACTGCTACTGAATGAACTATGCGATTTATTAAAGAAAGACAGGTCTAAAATATTAAGATTGATAATCGCTGATTTCTTTGACAGGAATCTGGATTTAATAGACAAATATAAAGAGACGGACAGCAGGCTAGATAGAGAAAAGTTAGTAGAAGCGATACTTAAAGACTTCTATGACTATAACAGGCAAACAATGAATGACTACCTACGATTTAAAAATGAAAAAGACAATCCCAAGTAAAGAAGTATTAGAACAGTATATATATGACTATGGAATAGATAAAACAGCGCAGATATTTCACATATCAACAGAAGAATTAGATAAGAAGATTAACTGGAAACCACAATACGACCAGTACAGCTATAATCCAGCAATAGCCAAACCACTTTCATCACAACATAAGCAAATTATGGCTATCATAGCCAAGCACTACCCAGATTTACTAAAGCAATGTGCCGATAATTATAAAGATGTTATCTATATGTCCCAAACTGTAGAAGATTTACTTCATAAAGCTATAATCAAATGTTTGGAAATGGGACTGGATAAAGTAACGGAAGAAGCCGTTCTGGAATTAGTAAAGATACAGTTCTATACAGCCAGAAAATATGCACAACTGCAAAGCTATATGATGAAGAAAAAGATATTTCCACTGGAAATAGCTACGGAAAATGGAGAATATATAATACCTACAGAATACTACAATAATGCCATATCTAAAGAAAGCGAAGAAACAGCATAATCCATCAAATAACAGGATAGAAAGACAGAAGATTTATAATACTGACAGATGGCACAAACTTAGAGCTAGTAAGCTAATGCGGTCACCTTTATGTGAAGTGTGCTTATCCAAAGGGGTAATCACTCCTGCATTTCATATCCATCATATAGACAGCTTTATGAATTATGAAGGAATGAAACGCAAAGAAGTGGCTTATAATCCAGATAATTTAATGTCGATATGTGAACAGTGTCATAACAAATTACACAATCAAATTCAACGATGGTAGAATGTTCCTTTTTTTATTGAAACTATTTTCTTACATCTGTCGTTAATTTCAATTCTATTTTCACAATTAGTATAAACTACTATACGCTTATCTACAAAATCATCGTCAAACGAAGTTGCAGTACTACCAATATATAAAGTACCAATAATTGTCTGCGCATATATCTCAACCTGTCCTAGATAAATATTATCCACTAAATTCACTTCTTTAGTAGGTATAGAAAGATTTCGTATACTAGTTCCAGATATTTCAGAACGAACTATATCTATTTTATTACAATCAATTAAATGGCTTTTATTTATTTTACAAGATTCAAAACGAACAAATTCCAACACATTAAAAAATACACCTTCAAAGAAACAATCTTTAAACCTGAAATTAGCCTTACCGTGGAATCTATCATTTTCGAAAGAAATATTTCGCAAAACCAATTCAGTCTTGATAAATACAGTATCTAAATTCTGAAGTAACAGTTCTTTAACCACACCTATTAATCTGGTTTTATTTCCTGAAGAAAAATTTGCAGAAATAAAGTCACAAAAGATATTAGCTACAATAGACTTATATCTTTCATCCTCTTTAGCAATCTGAAACAATGCGTATGCACCACCTATGGCAATTCCGTCATTATCGCTATTCAGATACCCTACAGCATCACCAAAACGTTTATCAATATTAGTTTTTTCTGCAATATTATTTTGCCTTGTTTGTTCACCTATTTTCTTGTTGTTAAGATATAGACCATAGATAACACAAGCACCACCTATTATACTTAGATAAGTAGCTAACACTTTCCCTTTAGCTTCTGGGTTATCTTCCCCATATAAAGTTGTAGATATACTATCAGAAGTACATAATAATATTCCAACTGCTATTACTGCAATAGCAAATAGAGTATATTTAAATTTCTTAGATGCAATGAAATCATTCCAATTCTTCTTACTTTTCATAATGTCAATTA